CACAAGCAGTTGCTCCTGCTGACCAATCTGATCCGTTGGTAGCAATCAGACAGCAGGAGCTATCTTTACGAGGTGCCGAGATCCAAGAAAAGGCTCGGCAGTTTGAAGAAAAGCAACAAATGGAAAGAGAGAAAGAGCGTAATGATATTCTCTTGAACCAGCAAAGAATTGATCTTCAAGAAGAGGCAAATTCGGAAAAGGTTCGTGTTGCCGAAGAGCGTATTCAGACCCAGCGTGAAATCGCTGCGGCAAACTTACGGAGTAAAATGCAATGAGCGCCAGTTCAATAAATCGAAAAGTAGCCGAGATAGAAAAGGCTAAAAAAGTGGAGCGTAGAAATGCCCTTAATGAAAGGAACAAGCCGGTCAACGATCAGCCGAAACATATCGAAGCTCCGGTCAGAGAAGTACCCGCAAAAACAAGCAGTAGCGATAGCATTGTCGAAAGCGGGAAAATCAAAGCCAAGCCGAAAAACAGCTTCTTTAAAAAGAAAGCCAAAAAAAGTAGCTAAAGTAGCTACTTTGGCTAAAGGCGGTAGCATTAGCCGGTTTTCTAGTATTGCTAGGCCGCAGCGGTTTACAGGAGTTTTTTGATGTCAGATAAAAAAGGCACTCCTCCCTTAAAGGACGTTATGGCTGGTTTAACTGATGAGCAACTGGCGGCTTTAAAAGAAGCTGTAAAAGCAGGAAAGAAAGGATACACATATGATCACAAAACTGGTCAGTATGGTTTTAAAATGCGTAACGGCGGTGTTGTCCCTCGTGGAATGGGTGCTGTCCTCCGCAACAGATCTTGTAAGATCCGTTAGGGAGAAGATTGATGACGCCATCGAAAAAGACTTTGGAAGCTGGAAGTAGATACGAAAGGCATGACCTAGATGGTGATGGCATAGTATCTGACGAAGAGATTGCAAGAGAAAAAGAAATGGTTGAAATGGAGCTTCGTGAAGAAAAAAGCGAAGCTCAAAAGCGTATGGCTTGGATTGCCATGATCAGTATGATCGCATTCAGCATTTTTCTTTTTTTGCCGATTGTGTCTGACAGCAGAGTGAAGGCTTTGGCTGATTTGCTTGGTTTGTTTTACATAGCGCAAGCTGGTGTAGTTGGCGCTTATATGGGGGCTACTGCTTGGATGAGTAAGAAGTAATGGAGAATTTACGAATACCGGTAGCTCTCGTTGCGGCTATGATTGTGCAAATCTCTGGTGGCGTCTGGTGGGTTGGGCAGCAAGCTCAGACAATTTCCCAGCTAGAAGAGACTGTGAAGCAGATGTCCAGTCGCATGGCTATTGAAGAAAACGTCAATATGAAACGTGACATTATGCGTAATAACGAGGCCATTGAGGGCTTGTTTGAGGCGGCCAATAGCAACAGTATGCACATGGACAAGATTGTTGAATTACTTCGCCGCGTATCCGTTATTGAAACGGAGATAAGATTTTTGATGAACCCGACTAAACACCCAATGGAATGATATGTTTCAAGCGCTTGTACTTGCATGTATGATTTTTCAGCCAACTGTATGTTGGCAACTGGAAGATCAGCTTGGGCCATACAGTTCTTACGAAAGATGCGAGGCTAGGGCTATGGAAATGTCTAGAGATATTCACCTTCATATGAGGGGTTATCGACCTATTTCTTGGAAATGCCAGGCACTGCCAAAAGGGAAATTAAGCACATGATGATGTGGGACATGCACGACAGAACAACAAAAGAGCAAGCAGAGAAGAACAGAAAATGATTCAAGCACTGATAGGGCCTATTGCCAATCTCGCTGGAACTTGGTTAGAAGGTAAAGTCGAAACCAAAAAAGCAGAAACTGGTGCGAAGGTAGCTAAAGCAAAAGCTGAAGCTGTTATTATGGAGAAGAAGGCCACTGGAGAGATTGACTGGGATCTCAAAATGGCCGATGCTTCTGCGTCAAGCTGGAAAGACGAGTGGTTAACAATTTTGTTTTCAGTGCCGCTTATTTTAGCCTTCTGTGGAGAATGGGGCAGACAGATTGTAACGGATGGATTTTCTGCATTAGACGCTATGCCGGAATACTATCGTTATACTTTAGGAATAATCGTTAGTGCCAGCTTTGGTACAAGGGCAGCAAGTAAGTTTTTTGGGAAGAAGTAAATGGACGCTATACAACTAGCGGAGTATATGTTGAAAGACATACGCCAGTATAAGGCTGATTTAAGTCAAAGACTGGCGGATGGTTCGGTAGGCGATTGGAACGACTACCGGTTCATAGTGGGGCAGATACGCGGATTGACCTACTCTGAAGACCTTATTAAATCCGCGATGAAAGGCATAGAGCTAGAAGATGGCTAAAAAACTATTCGTCCCTGAGAGGATGGCAAAGAGCGCTGAATCCAGTCCGGTTCCAGCGGCAATATCAAAGGGTTTTGACACTCCGATAGACCCAAATGAAAAGAACACAGAAGACCCATCTCAGATGGATCTTTCCGCAATTGACCGGTTGCCACAACCTGTAGGCTACCGTTTGCTTGTAATTCCTTATTACATGAAAAAGAAGTCTGCTGGCGGGATCATTATTCCTGACTCAGTTAGAGAGCGTGAGAGCTTTGCTACTGTTGCGGCTTATGTCGTAAAAGTAGGCCCTGACGCATATCGAGACGCGAACAAGTTTCCTTCTGGGGCTTGGTGTAATGAGAAGTCTTGGGTATTGATGGGAAGATATGCGGGAAACCGGTTCAAAGTTGATGGTTTAGAGGTAAGACTTATCAATGATGACAATATTATCGCTACAATACTTGACCCAGCCGATATTTCTTATGTATAGTGGGAGACATGAACATGAATGAAATTCAAGAAAATATTCCTGAAGATCAGGAAACCGTATCGTTTGATTTCGATGATGATAATCAAGCGAGTGTTTCTGATGTGGAAACTTCTGAAAAAGAAGAAACCCGAACAATTGTACGGGATTCTGATGATGGCGCAAATGACGATGATCTGGAGAGTTACAGTGAAAATGTTCAAAAGCGCATTAATCAGCTAACAGCAAAGCGTAAGCAGGCCATTGAAGAGGCAGAGGCCGCTTATCAGTATGCCCAGCAAGTACAGACACAAAACGAAGAGATGAAGAAGAAGCTCTCCGATTTGGACAAAGGCTACATCAACGAGTACGGATCGCGTATTGAAAGCCAAGGCCAAGCTGCACAAAAGATGTTGCAGGAGGCTTACGACAATGGCGACATGGGCAAAGTTGCAGAGGCTCAAAAAGTAATTGCAAAGCTTGCAATTGAAGAAGAGCGTTTACGCATTCAAAAAGCCCGGTCTGAGCGTCAAGTTGCGGTAGAGGCTCAACAAGCCGCGCAACCTCGTCAGCAGGCACCTCAGCAGCCACGTCAACTTGACCGAAAGCTTACTAGCTGGATGGAAAAGAACCCTTGGTTTGGTGATGGCGGTGATCTTGTCATGACCCGTGGCGCACAGGCTATACACGAACAAATTGTTGCTAATGAAGGCTTTGACCCGAATAGCGATGAATATTATCAGGAAATTGATCGCCGCATGCGGAGAGAGTTTCCTCACAAGTTTCAGGACAAGCGGCAAAACGCCCAAGCCGTTACTCCTGCGTCAAGTGGACGGTCAGCTACCAAAAGTGGGCGGAAAAAGACGGTGGAATTGACACCGGGACAAGTGGCTTTTGCCAAGAAAATGAAAATCCCTCTAGAGCGTTATGCCCAAGAGGTCGCTAAACTGGAAAGGAAGCAAGCGTAATGTCTGATCGCACAAGCCGGGATTCGCAGACCCGTGAAAAACAAGCGAGAGTTGCCGATTGGAGACCGCCTTCAGCCCTTGAGGCACCAGAAGCACCTATTGGTTATAAACATCGGTGGATTCGTGAATCTGTTATGGAATACGATGATCGTAACAATGTTCACAAACGCCGCCGTGAAGGATGGGAGCTTGTAAAAGCAGAAGACTATCCTGATTTTGATGCCCCTGTCGTTGATGAGGGCAAAAACGCAGGCGTAATTGGCGTTGGTGGTTTGGTCTTGGCCAGAATACCAGAAGAAATTGCGGATCAGCGTAATGCTCATTATCAGAATACTACCCAAAACCAAATGGAAGCTGTGGATCGTGACTGGATGAGAGAATCCAATGCCGCGATGCCAAAGCTTAAACCACAACGTAGCTCCTCTGTGTCCTTCGGTGGACCCAAAGGGGTAGCTGACAACTAGGAGAAAGAAAGATGGCGAATAAAGACGCTTCTTTTGGCCTGCGGCTTTCACGCTCAGGCAACGGCTCCGATCTGCAAAACATGCAGAATAAGTACCGGATTGCATCTGGCTACAACACAACCATTTACCAAGGCGACCTTGTGGCCGCTGTTACTGGTGGTGGAATTGAACGTGTTGCTGCTGGCGGCTCTGGTCTGATTCTCGGTGTTTTCAACGGAGTTTCTTACACTGACTCAGATGGCAAGCCACGCTGGTCAAACAAGTGGACAGCAGGAACTGTTGCTTCAGACGCTGAAGCTTCTGTGATTGACGCACCTCATGCTGTCTATGAAATTCAGGCTGACGCTGCAATGCCAGTAGCAGACCTGTTCGGTAACTTTGACATTGTAGATCAGTCGCCTGTTGGTGATGATGCTTCTGGTATCTCACGGATGGAAATGGCTGTGTCTACTGGTGCCGCAACTGCAACTCTTCCTCTGAAGGCGATTGATATCTCCACAGATCCAGAGAACAGTGACGTAGCATCAGCCAACACAAATGTCATCGTCATGATCAACAATCACCTGTACTCAGGTGGCACACTTGGCTTGGCATAAGGAGGCTGACTAATGGCTATTTCTCGCGCACAACTAGCGAAAGAGCTAGAACCCGGCCTTAACGCTCTATTCGGAATTGAATATGATCGTTACGAAGCCGAGCATGCCGAAATCTACGACACCGAATCTTCAGATCGTGCATTTGAAGAAGAGGTAATGCTCGTTGGTTTTGGAAATGCACAAACCAAAGCTGAAGGCGCTGGAGTCAATTTCGACAACGCCTCAGAGGCTTACACAGCACGTTACACGCATGAGACAATTGCTCTTGCGTTTGCGCTGACTGAAGAAGCAATGGAAGACAACCTGTATGACCGTCTGGGCGCACGTTACACACGCGCACTCGCACGTTCAATGGCTCACACCAAGCAGGTTAAAGCTGCCGCAACTCTTAACAACGCCTTCAACTC